ACCATTCTTAAAGTTAACAAGAAAAGAAAAAACAAATTTTAGAAACAAAAAAAATTAAAAAAAACAAATGAAAGAACAGGATATTACCAAAGTTGAATTTTTGTTAATGTGTAACGATAACATTGTGGTTCAGAGATTCTTTAATGTTAGAAACTTTAATAAAAATGCTCATAAATCTGAGGATTTTTATTATCACATTGAGAGTATTTGCAATGAGCTAAAATACGATCTTAAGATGAGATCAGTAACCTACATGTTGGATAACCAATATGAAATTTCAGAAAATCCAGATGTACTAAACACATCAATTACCGATGGTTCGGAAAATTTTAATCTAATTATTAAGCTTGGAGATATGACAATTTGTCAGCGTGAGTTTGACGCGAAAGTATACCCCCCAAAGGTAAGATATACCGTAGACCTACGCCCAAAGTTAAAAAGCATCCTTTCCTCACTTACTGACATTTTTTCAGGTAAAAATTTTAATTATTTTTATCCTGAATTTATCAAAAACTAATACTATTTATTTTTACTAAAGGAGAGAAAACTATATGGCGACAGGTAAAAATTTTGAGTATTTAGGTAATACGTTTCAGTTACAATTACTTAATCAAATCATTGTGGATAAAGACTTTTCACATTCAATTATCGATGTGATCGAGAATAATTATTTTGAGAACAAGTACTTCAAAATCATCATTCAAATGATTAGAGAGTATTACACGAAATATGACCACACACCGTCGTTTGATACGTTAGAACAAATCACAAAATCTGAATTACAACAAGAAATTGCATCCAAGATTGTTATGGATACAATCAAGAAAATTAAAGATGCACCTATCGATGGCGTAGCTTTTGTACAAGAAAAAGCGTTGAAGTTCTGTAAACAACAAGAACTACAAAAGGTTATGGGTAAGGCTCAAAAGATCATCGATGGTGGTGAATTTGAGAACTACGACACACTTGAAGAAATGGTTAAAACAGCTCTTCAGGTTGGAGCAAAAGACACATCCATGTTAGATGTGTTTTCTAACCTTGACCAAGTTCTTGAAGATGATTATAGACACCCAATTCCTATGGGAATACCAGGTATTGATAGATTGTTGAAGGGAGGTTTGGCAAAAGGAGAAATTGGTGTTATCTTAGCACCTACAGGAGTCGGTAAGTCAACTGTATTAACCAAGATGGCAAATCACGCTTTTAATTTAGGTTTTAATGTACTTCAGATCTTTTTTGAGGACAACCCAAAGGTTATCCAAAGAAAACACTTCACATTATGGACGAAAGTTCATCCTGACGATTTGTCAGAGAAAAAAGATGAAGTTATGAAGAGAGTTAGGGAAATTGAGGAATCGATGCCAAATAAATTGATAATGAAAAAGTTACCATCCGATACTATGACGATGTTACAAATCAAAAATCAAATTAGAAAAATGGTATCTGATGGGATTAAAGTTGATATGATTGTTTTAGATTATATCGATTGTATTGTCCCTGACAAAAATTTGGGTGATGAATGGAAGAGTGAAGGGTCAGTGATGAGAGCATTTGAAGCAATGTGTCACGAAATGAATATTGTGGGTTGGACCGCAACTCAAGGTAACAGATCTTCAATATCTTCCGAAGTTGTTACAACAGATCAAATGGGTGGATCAATTAAAAAGGCTCAAGTGGGTCACGTTATTATATCAATTGCAAAGACATTACAACAAAAAGAAATGAAATTGGCGACAATTGCAATTACAAAATCACGTATTGGTGATGATGGTGTTGTATTTGAAAACTGTAAGTTTGATAACGCAATGATTGAGATAGATACTGAAAGCTCAATGACGTTCTTAGGTCTTGAAGAACAAAAAGAAGAAAGACAAAGACAAAGAGTCAAGGAACTCTTAGAAAAGAGAAAACAAAGAGAAACACAATCAAATTAACAAAATAAGTAAATTTATAAAAATGGAAAAAATACTAGTAGAAAATCCTGGTCGGTTCGTCATCTTCCCTATCGAACACAATGATATATGGGAATTTTACAAACAACACCAAGCGGCGTTTTGGACGGCAGAAGAGGTGGATTTAACTAATGACATCAGAGATTGGGAAAATTTAACTGATAACGAAAAATACTTTATCAAAAACGTATTGTCATTTTTCGCAGCTTCTGACGGCATTGTAAACGAAAACTTGGCGGAAAATTTCTACCGAGAAGTACAATACCCTGAGGCTAAATTCTTTTACGGATTCCAATTGGCGATGGAGAACATTCATTCATTAATGTATTCGTTGTTGATCGATACATACATTAATAACCCAAAGGAAAAAGATGAATGTTTTAACGCAATTGATAGACTACCCGCAGTTCAGAAAAAAGCTAAATGGGCTTTGGAATGGATTGAAAAGGCATCATTCGCAGAACGATTAGTTGCATTTGCTGCTGTTGAAGGTATCTTTTTCTCAGGTTCATTCTGTTCTATTTTCTGGATGAAATCAAGAGGGATTATGCAAGGTTTGTGTAATGCTAACTCATTGATCTTTAAAGATGAAAATTTACATTGTGACTTTGCAATTCACTTATTAAACAATCATTTAGAGGATAAACCTTCTGAAAAAAGAATTAAAGAGATTTTACTTTCGGCTTTAGAAATTGAAAAAGAATTCATCACAGAATCACTTCCAGTTTCTTTGATCGGAATGAACTCAAACTTAATGAAACAATATCTTGAATTTGTAGTTGACGGACTACTTGTTAAGATGGGATGTAGTAAAGAGTTCAATGTAGAACAACCGTTTAAGTTTATGGAGCAAATCGCTGTTGAAACTAAAGGTAATTTCTTTGAATCACGTACTATGGAGTATCAGAAAGCAAAACTGAATGAAACAATAACATTTACAGACGACTTTTAATTTTTGGAATATGTCATTAAAAATAAATAAACGAGGAGGAGAAAGTGTATCATTTAATCCTCAAAAAATTTACAACAGAGTTAAGAGAGCCTCTAAAGGTTTGAATGTTAACTCTGACGAAATTTTCATTAAAGTGATCACTTCTGTACCAACAGAGGGTGAGGTAACCACAAAAGAACTTGATAAATTAGTTTATGAGATTGCGGCTTCGTATACAGGTAGTCACCACGATTACTCAAGATTGGCTGCGAGTGTTGCAATTTCCTCATACCATAAAGAAACTAATGAAAGTTTTTCACAAACAATGATGCAACTTTACGAAGATGGAATCATTAATGAAAAATTAATTGAAACCATTAAAGAATACGGTGAAGATACTATTGACGCGGCTATTAATCATGAAAATGATTATAACTTCGATTACTTTGCTTGGAGATCATTACAAGAAATGTATTTGTTGAAAAGACCAAATGGTAAAGTAGTTGAAAGACCACAACATATGTATATGAGAGTCGCTCTTTGGGTTACTACCAATATGGCAGACGCATTTGAGTACTACAAATCATTATCAAATCAACTGATTTCAAAGGCAACACCTATCATGATCAATGCAGGAACAAAAGTTCCACAATTGGCATCATGTGTACTTCACTATAACAACTCCGACTCAAGAAAAGGTTTATTAGACACATTAACCGATATCTCAACTTTCTCTTCTGATGCTGCTGGTATTGGATTATCTATGTCTAACATTAGAAGTAAAGAAAGTAGAATCTCAAGTTCAGGTGGTTATGCTGGTGGTCTTTTGAAATACTTAAAAATTGTTAACGAATCACTAAGATTCTTTAATCAACAAGGTCGTAGACCTGGTAGTGCCGCTATCTATCTTGAACCTTGGCATAAAGACATCTTTGATCTTTTAGATATTAAAAAGAACACAGGTGCCGAAGAACTAAGAGCTCGTGACTTATTTACAGCACTTTGGATTCCTGATAATTTTATGAAGGCGGTTAGAAACAACGGTAGTTGGTATTTGTTCTGTCCTAATGATATCACTAAGGCCGGTTTAAAACCACTACAAGAATGTTTTGGTGACGAATACGAAGAGGTTTACAATAAGGCTGTTTCTATGGGATTAGGTAAAAAAGTAAAAGCCCAAGACATTTGGAGTAAAGTTGTTGAATCTCAAATTGAAACGGGTGTTCCTTACTTATGTTCTAAAGATAACGCAAATAGAAAAACTAACCACCAAAATATTGGGGTGATTAAACAATCTAACTTGTGTAATGAGATCTATCAATATACTGATGAAGAGACTACAGCAATATGTACATTATCATCTATGGTATTGAAAAACTTTATTCAGGGAGGTAAATTTAATTTTGAACTTTTATTTAATGAGGTTAGAAAAGTTGTTAGGTCACTTAATAAAGTTGTTGATATTAATAACTACTCAACTGAAAAAGGTAGAAAAGGTGGTTTAGCTCAAAGAGCAATTGCGATTGGTACCCAAGGTTTGGCTGATGTATTTTATTTAATGGATTATATCTTCACATCTGAAGAAGCTAAAAAATTAAATAAGGATATTTTTGAAACAATCTATTATGCGGCGATCTACGAAAGTAATCAGTTGTGTATGAATGGTAAATACGAAGCTTACTCATTCTTCAATGGATCACCAATGTCTCAAGGAATATTCCAATTTGATATGTGGGGATTAGACGAAACCCAACTTTCAGGAATGTGGGATTGGAACAAACTTAAAAATAGTGTTTCACAATATGGTGTATGTAATTCATTATTTACAGCACAAATGCCTGTGGCATCTTCAGCTAAAATTACAGGATCATATGAAATGACAGAACCAGCTCACTCGGCTATTTTTAACAGAAGAGTTGTTGGTGGGGAAATCATGATTGTTAACAAATACTTAATTAATGATTTTGAGAAGATTGGAATTTGGTGTGAAGACTTGAAAAATGAAATTATTATAAATGAAGGATCAATTCAAAACATTAATTTCAATAACTATTTGGACAGTGAAGATAAAAATTACAATAAGAAAGTTAAAAGAATTGAGCATTTAATTCCTAAATACAAAACTATTTGGGAGATCTCACAAAGAGAACTTATTGATATGGCGGCAGATAGAGCACCATTTATTGATCAATCACAATCAATGAATATCTATATGGCGAACCCAACTTTATCTAAAATTACATCATCACATTTCCACTCTTGGGAAAAAGGTTTAAAAACTCTTTGTTATTATGTAAGAACCAAGGCAATCTCAACAGGAGCAAAACATTTAGCGTTAGATATGTCAAAACGTGAAAAACCTAAAGTAACTCCTGAACCACTAAAAGTTGACTACTCTAACTTGAATTTACCACCAAGACCTGAGAATTCTGATTTTGAATGTTTTGGATGTTCATCCTAAAATTAAGAATCACTACTTCGGTAGTGATTTTTTTTTACTTAAAAATTCTATAACTTATATTTATATGTGATATGGCAAATGGTATTACATACGGTATAGGGTTTCCCTTCGTTGATTCTTTTACTGGTAGATATTTGGATGTTACCGAATCTACTGAAGCTGAAATTAGAAGTAATCTAGTTCACTTACTTTTAACAAGAAAGGGTAGTAGATATTTTTTACCTGATTTTGGAACAAGATTATATGAATATATATTCGAACCACTTGATGGTCCTACGTTTTCGGATATTGAGGCAGAGATAAGGGACACTATTAGAACATTTATGCCAAACTTACAAGTCACGAATATTGTTGTTGAACCGGCATCTGCAGGACTTGAAGATAAAGGTTTCACTGTAAATGAATACGGTGAACGAGAATTTAAAGTTACAAACATTGCCAATTTAGAACATACGGCAAGAATCAAAATTGATTATAAAATCACTGATTCGGCATTCGAATCACAAGATTTTGTTATATTAAATATTTAATGATATATGGCTGAAAAAAAGATATCCTATACGGTCCGAGATTTTCAAGGAGTAAGATCTGAGTTAATAAATTTTACAAGAACTTACTATCCTGATTTAGTTCAGAACTTTAATGATGCTGGGATTTTTTCAGTAATGTTAGATCTTAACGCAGCGGTAACTGATAACTTAAATTATCAAATTGATAGAAGTATTCAAGAAACCGTATTACAATTTGCTCAGCAAAAGAACTCAGTTTATAATATTGCAAGAACTTACGGTCTTAAAGTACCAGGTCAAAGACCATCAGTTGCTTTAGTTGATTTTTCAATAACAGTTCCTGCTTTTGGGGATAGAGAAGATATAAGATATTGTGGTATCTTAAGAAGAGGATCTTTGGTTAATGGTGCAGGACAACCATTTGAGACTGTTTATGACATTGATTTTGCATCACCAATTAATGCTGAAGGATCGCCAAACAGATTAAAAATACCAAACTTTGATTCAAGTGGTAAATTAATAAATTATACTATTGTTAAAAGGGAAGTTGTCGTAAACGGTGTTACAAAAGTTTTTAAAAGAACAATTACGGCTAATGACGTAAAACCATATTTAGAATTATTCCTTCCTGAAAAAAATATATTAGGAATAACTAGCGTTTTATTAAAACCTGGAACACAATACTCTACAGTTCCGAACCCACAAGATTTTTTGAGTTTAGGGCCTGAAAGATGGTATGAAGTAGATGCTTTAGTTCAGGATAGAATTTTTGTTGAAGACCCAACTAAAGTTTCAGATCAACCTGGAATTAAAGTTGGAAGATACATCACAACCTCAAATAAATTTATTTCTGAATATACACCACAAGGTTTTTGTAAAATGACTTTTGGTGGTGGTAACATTTCAGCCGAAGAACAATTAAGAGAATTTGCTCGTGACGGTAAAGGATTTGATTTAAGTAGATATACTAACAATTATGCAATGGGTGCGGCATTAACACCAAACACAACTTTATTCGTTCAATATAGAATAGGTGGTGGTTTGGCTAGTAATGTTGGTCTTAATACGATCAATCAAATTGGTACAGTTTCATTTGCAGTTAATGGACCTTCTGATTCTGTCAATAGAAGTGTTATTAATAGTCTTCAGTGTAATAACGTAACCGCTGCGATTGGTGGGGCTAATTTACCAACAACAGAAGATGTTAGAAACATGGTTTCATTTAACTTTGCTGCTCAGTACAGAGCTGTAACAGTTAATGACTACAATTCATTAATAAGAACAATGCCGTCTCAATATGGTGCACCGGCAAAAGTTGCGATTACTGAAGAAAATAATAAAATTAGAATTAAAATGTTATCATATGATACAAACGGTAGTTTATCTAATGTTGTATCAAATACTTTAAAACAAAACATTGCAAATTATTTATCTAACTTTAGAATGATCAATGATTACATTTCTGTTGAAGCGGCAGAAACTATTGATTTAGCGGTCACTGTCGATGTGGTATTAGATAATAGTCAAAATCAAGGTGCAATCATTTCAAAAACAATCGAAATCATTAGTAACTTCTTCAATCCATTGGTTATACAGTTAGGTCAAAACGTAAATATATCTGAACTTAGAAGATTAATACAAGCCGAAAATGGGATAGTTAGTATTTCTAATGTTTCTTTCTTTAACCAAGTAGGAGGTCAATATTCTTCAGCACAAACATCTATGCCTTATTCAGATCCTGTAACAAGACAAATACAGCCTACGGCAGATACTTTGTTTGCAACTCCAACACAAATCTATCAAATTAGATTCCCAAGCAAAGACATTAATGTAAGAGTATTGAACTTGAAATCCGTTAATTTCTCATAGGGATTTATTTTTTTTCAAAAGGGACTATTTTTCTATGAAAATAGGAAATAAACTATTTATGAAAAAACGATTTTTTTAATGCCAAAATCATACAGAATAAGAACCGAAGTTGGTGTTGACAAGTACATCAATGTAAATTTAGAACAAGATTGGGAGTCTTTAGAAGTACTCTCACTGAAAATACTTGCGAATGATGTTTATACAAGAATGTGTGCCGACTACGGAGTTGTGGTTGGTAGAGTTTTTGTTAATAATGGTTTTGGTTTACCAAATGCTAGGGTTTCTGTTTTTATTCCTCTTGATGATGCAGATGAATTAAACCCTGTAATTTCAGAATTATATCCATATAAAACAATTACCGATACTAACGAAGATGGTTATAGATATAACTTACTTCCTAAGTTACCATCATATAGAGGACATCAATCTACAGGATCATTCCCAAATGTGTCTGATGTATTAATGGATGACTCATACATTGAAGTCTACGATAAGTATTATAGATTTACTGTTAAAACTAATGAGAGTGGTGACTTTATGATTTTTGGTGTTCCTGTTGGAAACCAAACTATTGTTATGGATGTTGATCTTTCCGATATTGGATGTTTTTCATTATCACCACAAGATTTAATTCAACAAGGATTAGCAACAGAGTCTCAAGTGAATGGATCCACATTCAAATCCTCAACGAATCTAAGAGAGTTACCACAAATTAAAAATTTAGTTTTTGACGTTGACGTATCTCCTTTTTGGGGAGATCCTGATTTATGTCAAGTTGCGATAACACGAGTTGATTTTGATTTGACAAAATTAGCAAACATTAATATACAACCGACCTCAATTTTCATGGGGTCAATTATATCCACAACAGATGATGATGCATTAAAAGTAAGTTGTAAACCAAAAAACAATACAGGAAATCTTTGTGAAATAGTTTCAGGACCTGGCGAAATTTTGGCAATTAGACACACAATCAATTCTGACGATCAAGGATTACCAATACTTGAACAATATCAAATAGAAGAGGAAGGAAAAGTTATCGATCAAGATGGAACATACCTATTGAATGTTCCTATGAATTTGGATTACGTTTTTACAAATGAATTTGGTCAACAAGTATTATCTGACGACCCATCAAAAGGTATCCCAACAAAAGGTAGATATAGATTTAAATTTAAATGGCAAAACGAACAAGGTTTACAGGGTAGTTTCCAAAGAGCCAATTTTTTAGTTCCTAATGTTAAAGAATATGGATGGACAAATTATACTGTAGATCCATTAACAAATAACACACCCTCAACATACCCTTATAATTTAGGTGTTGGTGTTGTCACAGGATCTACAGTTGTTTTTGGGACGGCACAAGGATTGGCAGACCCAACAACAACCAATGTCCAATCTTATATAATATACATAAATGGACAACCATATACAGGAACTCTAAACGCTATTGAAATAACACCAGGAACACAACTTCAAATTGTTGCAAATCCTGTTGACCCATCTCAACCACAAGTTATAACATTTAAACAATACCCACAAGCTCTATTTGATCTTTACAGATCATATGCCTTTAGTACCGATTGGGATGATTATGTTAACAAACAAGAAGCAATCAATTGTGAAGATACCTTTTACGAATTCCAATACAATAAAGTCTATACAACGGCAATGTTCCTTGATAGATATAAAAACGGAATTGGAAGGGCAAAACATTTAGGTATAAAAGAAATTGACAACAGAACTTGTAAATCAACTGTTAACACTTTTCCAGTAAACGACATCATAAGGAACTTTGACCCTATCTTTTTTATATTCAATGTACTTGTTAATATTTTAACATTCCCAATTTTGGTATTGTTATTTGTCGCCCACTTGATTGCGTTATTGTGGCCTGTATTGAAATACTTGTTATTATTCCTTGGACCATATATTGTATATCAGGGTGTTTCTGCGGGAATAGATTTAGTTTATTATATTACTAGTCTTGGTGATTTTGCACCATTAGGAGGACCGGTAATTTCAATTGGTACTATTTTACAAATTATTGCTCAAGGGTTTAAAGTTATAATTCAAGTCGCAGCTGGTTTGGCATTTACATATTTTTATACAAAATTTTTAATTGAAAATACTCAAAATGGTAGAATAGACAATTTCCCAAGAATTGGTCTACCTATGATTGCATACCCTGATTGTACAAGTTGTGATTGTGATTGTGGGACCGCTAGTATGGATGATGATTTTGATGCAAATACTTTAGCACAAGAACAACAGGAAATTCAAAATAGTTTACAAGACCCTTCAAGCGGACTTGGGTTTGATGTAGTATTGACTCAAACAAATAGTGTAATTGCGCCTGTTAATTCTCCTGGATCATACGATGTTTCCCATCCTAATTTTGAAAACGATGATAATGGAGACGACCCATTCCAATGTGGAAGTACGGGCGGATTCAAAAGTTTTGAGTCATTATTAGGACAAAACGATATTAGCACTGCGGTTGCTGTAAAGGCGGCCTTGGATTTCAAAAGAATAATTTCAGGTTATGATGTATTATCATCAACTGACCCAAATAAACTATATAGTAACGAAAAATATTTGTTACATGCACCTCAACCGTTTTTATGGTCTGCAAACAAGCAAGGGGGTGGTATTGCAGACGAAAGATATTTTGCTTACCCAACAACGGCAACTTTTCCACAACAATTAAATCAATTCAATACAAGAGACAAATATTTTTCAGGTGTAAACCAAATTAAAACAACTGTTAACCCGATTTCAGGGTCAACACCATTTTTTGATCAAGTTGTTGTTGTTTTGATGAATTCAGGAACCGCAGCATCAATTACACCTGGAGGTATTTGTTCTTTCCAAGATCCAAACTATATGGATTCAGGTTCTCAGTTTAGAATGAGAAACCTTACGGGTGCAACACTGAATCAATTTGGTAACAATGCAATTACAGGTTTAACAACCACAGGTGTTACAACATATACTGTTAATTATGCAGACCCATCTAACTCAAATGGAACATCAAGTTTACCGGCAATAATTTATATTGATCAACCACAAGTTAGTCAAGTTGCGGGAACTATAACACAAGAACAAAGTTTTTTACAATATCCGACAGATATAGAATATTTCCAATTGTTAACTGGTTTAACTGTAACAGACTTTGTAAACACTTCTTTAGGAACATCAGGATATTACAAAAGTGCTTATTTAGAACACAATGTACAATTTAATTATCCAATATGTAATGGAAATAATGTGCCTATTTGTCCTTCTTTTGGTCCATACACAATCCAAGACGTTTTATACACTATGCCAAATTGGCAAAATTTTGAAGTTTGTATTTTTGTTCGAGGTGTTGACCCTCACACCGCACCTCAAACAATTTTTTACGACGTGTCTAAAATATTTGGTCATACTTCGTTCAATGGAAGTGTAGTGATCAGTGGTAGTTATTATTTGAATGTACCAATACAAAGTTCTACGGTATCTCAAAAACCTCAAACACACAATACAACAAATAACAATAATGTTAAATTGTATTTTCCATCTTATAATTTTACAATTACACCACCAAGTATCAACCCAAACAACTATAGCGGTTTTACATCAAATTTACCTTATTTTTATTTAAGTACTGATGACACACCATCATATACACCAACACCTGGATGGTTAAATGTATCAACACAAACACAAGGATCTCCTTTTGTTTATGTTGACTCGAGTTCACAATATACTTTACCAAGAAACCAAGCAAATCCAACGACATATGTTGGGGGTGGTGCGTTTTTAGGATGGGTTGGTAACAATCCGTTTTCATCAAACATGTTGACTGATACCGCAATATCTGACGATAATCAAAAGAAACAATATTATAACACTAATGCGGGATATTTTCAACAACAATCTTCATGTGGAGGAAATGGTAATCTAAGTTCTTTATATTCTCCGGCATATTATAATCAATCTTTTTCACCTATAAATTTTGTTAATCCACTTCGTATTATAATGAGAAGTGATAGGTTACCAACCTCAACAAGAGTTGAAAATGGAGCAAGTCCTACAACAGGATATGCTTTACATCAGAACAACAATTTTGCGGTTTATACTGTTAGTGGTGAATTAGAACCACCAACAATAACTGCAGGTGCTGACTTACCATCAGGTGATAGTTTTGATGAAACTGGACCAACTTCAGCTTTAACCTCTACTTTAACATGTGAAGGTATGGTTCCTCTAGAGTGTTATAGCGGTTCAGGAAATAATGTTGGTGTAATACCTGCAGGACAATGTTCTATACCTGAAAACAGGATGATAAATGGATGTTACTGTCTTCTTAATAAAAAATATGTCAAAGAGTATGGTTCAGATGTGAGATTATTTTTAGAATGGAAAGTTAGATTTACCATGAACTTTGCTGCGTGTAGAGGAGTTTTTGCTCAAGTATTCCAAAACAATTGGATCAACGGAGTTCTTTATATGTTTAATTTTAACAAAAGACAAACATTCGGTGTTAATCCATTGATACCAAATTATGATTATTGTACTGATGTTATTGTATTTGACGACATTAATAATAGTTTTTTCTACAGATCATCTCCTTGGAATAAAACCATCCAACAATTTATTGGTAAGAATAAACCACAAATTAATCCATTAATACCACAAAGATTGGCAACATTCCCAGGTTTTGGGTATAATGATAGACAAATCCAATTTCCAACCACACTTACAGATTTAGGACCAAGAGACTTTTTTATAAATGAGATCTGTTGTGGGGCTGGTGAAAACGGGTTTGGATCCTATTATGCTGACCAATTAAAATCTACCTCATATCAAGATAACTCAGACATTATCCAACTTGGGTTTTTATCAAGAATATTGAATGAAGGTGTAAGACAAAGAATATTACCAATAGGACAAGGTCAAAATAATACTGAGGGTAAAGGAATTGAACAATTCTTCAATAGCACAAGGGGAGGATACAGAATAGACGGAGATTGGGCACAAATGTTATCAATCAACTCGGAATGGAAGGTTTTACCATTTATAAGTGAAAACCTTACAGGACCAAATGCTAATGATTTTATTTTCTTTGGTGATAATTATTATCCTGCAACCCCTCCATCAGGGGCAAATGATATAAAACCTATTATGGGACTATTTTTCCAAACCCCTCTTGAAAATTTAAGATATAGAAAAATCGAATCACCAGGTATTGAAACGTATAACTTCAACCCATTAATTCAAAATTACTTTGGATATGGTAAATCACAAGTGGTTCCACATTACAAGTGGAGTTTAAAACAAAGTAACCCAAGTCAAAACATATTTGGAACCGAAGACAATAATTGGTATACAAATGTTGTTGGACAAGGTTTCTTTAAGAAAAAATACCAAGATTTAGATTTTACAACTTTGGGTGAAAAGTATATTACAAGTACCACTAATTTAGGTTACATCGCAAACTATACGTTGGCTGGTGTACCTGAACCACTTATACCACCTACAGTTGTGAATCAGGGACAACCTATTGGTAGCGCAAATCAAGCAGTAGTTGTCGGAGCACCTTACCATTTCTACTTTGGTTTGAACAATGGTAAAACTGCTTTGAATAGATTCTATAAACTTTATGTAGCAACAACAGAAGAATGATGACAGTAGATCCATCAACAAGAATAATAGAATCAACGCAGAGATATAAATCGGCACCAAAAGTTGATCAATTTATAAATGTACCGTTCGCTCAAACTTCAAAAGACTTAATCGAATATGATAGAAGTGTTGATTTGAGTTTGGCAACTGTTTTTGATGAAGAAAGACAAGCGTCCACAATATTCAGACCTGTTACCAAATTTACGGTTTTATTTGAAAACGCTTTTACCGGTTCAACAAAATATGTTCCATATAGAGATAATCTATATTATACAAATGAACTAAATAACGCTATTCTATATTACCCATCAGGAAATTTTGGACCAAATCCATCAACAGTCCAAACAGTTCAGTGGACAGGATTTCCACAATATTATGAATTCGATTTTATACGAACAGATAATGATGTAATTGGTTATACTCAACCACCAAATAATCATTTAGATTTTAAAAACGTAAGTGCAACAACTTACAATTGGAGTCACTATTTAAGTTATGCTTTTATAAATGATTATAATAAAAATTTATTTGCCGTTGAACCTAATTCTCAAATTAATTGGTCTTGGGTTGCGTCAGATGGTTTACCATATTATATAATGGTGGGTAATGATTTGAACGGTCTAAATATAAAATTTAAGTGTCCTGTAGAACACGGTTTGCAAGTAGGTGAATTTGTTTTACTATCAACTAACTACAATGGAACAGAGATGTTCCAAGTCTCAAGTTTAGGAGATCCTGGAGATGGATCAGACGCATTTATTTTTAACATTAAAAATATTGGTTATACAGGAACAACATTTCAAACAAACTCACAGGGTACTTTCAAAAGAGTTATAAACGCAGCAAACTCTGCAGATACAGTAAGTGAATATTATGTACGAAAACATAGAATATTAACAAACCAAGAGTGTTCAGTTTTAGTAAACGCAGGGTTTGAAAGAAATATTTATGGTGATAAAAAAAAATGTGAGGTAAAAGTCTTAACACCAAATAATAAAGCGAGAGTTTCAACAAAAGAAGGGAATAGGTCATACACTCTTTCGTTTAACTGTGATATTGATATACAACCGTTAAGAGATAATCAAGGTAGACCTTTGAGTGAATTATTTTTTACGTCAATTTGGAGGGGATATTTTGGGTGGACAAAAGATCTTAAACAAGGATGGTACTTCAATACATTCTTAGAAGACAAAAAACCACAATCATGGTGGGATGACAATAACGTTAATTCAAATGCGATTGTTAATCAAAACAGTTATGTTTCATTGTTAGGATCGGGACCTTTCTTTTATAATGATTTTTTACAATCTGGAGATACAATAGATGGTGATTATTGTGAATGGAATAATTATGAACAATTTGAAAGAGTTATATCTTTATATCAACATAAGATAAAATATAACCAATCATGGTTCACACTTTATAATGAATTTATACCAACAAATCAACCTGGTTATTTTTATCAACCACATAGTGCAATACAGATCGCCGCTTTCTCTGACTATATAGAGGAAGGTAGTTCATCAAACGTTGTTGGTATTCCTGATTACGCTTACTACTCTACTATGGCAGCATTATTCAGATGGAGAGATAAATATCCTTATGGATTTATTGATACTGATGGTATTGGTGTTGATTACCCATTTTTAAACAATGCTCATTACCCTTATAAAAATACAATTTTTAGAATTACTCCTGAATTATATAACATACCAAACGATTATGCAATTTCAGGTTCGGTTCCATTGAACATAACAACAATAGCAGAACCAACGACAGATGAATGCGAATAGAATAAAAATATTAAAAACCGAACTTGAGCAGTTTGTTAATATACCAATTAACATGCAATGGGATTTCACGGGAAAAGATGATGCTATTGATGAATATGAAGTAAGTGTTATTGATCAAGTTATTGGTCCTGCCGCAGACTTCGAAATCGCAAGATTTTCACATAACGTATTTCAAAACCAAGATACAGGAATTAATTATGAATTTTATTTTTATGATGATTCGCAACCAATAACCGCAAATACTGTAGGTAACTGGAATATTTCATATTTGAATAATGGATTTACTGCAGAAGAAATTTACTACTACTCAAAACCATTCACCAAATCCTTTTTCAAATTGGATTTTTATGATACTGCAGATGAAAGAGATCAACAAATTTATTTATCGGTAATTTTACCTGTACAACAAGGGTTAACTCAAACTGTTGTATTATCACCTTTAGTTCCACCTGTAGATATTAAAAGACCAAAAATGGTTTTAGATTATTTAGGTGATAAAGAAGGTTTTTTTATTTATTGGTTAAGAAGTAGAGATTTTATAGATGTGGATACTTTTTATGTTACTGCGAAATTTTTTGATGCTAGATTAGGAGTTTTTAAACAAATGACTAACACAAGACAAGATTTAATATCACCAACCAAATTTACTTTTAATAATGCTGACTATTTCTATTATAGATACAGTTTAAATTATACGACTAAAACTTACGAGGTATTCTCCACTTCAACGAACTTAAGAGTTGGGGACGGATTATCACCGATAAAATGGTATGAATATGTTAATCCATAATGGAATTACAACAATATAATTTCATAATTTCACCTGAAAACATCAAGAGTGATTTGGTATTTGTTCCTTATACAGGGGAAACAGATATAACAACAATCATAGATCCTTGTTGTTTAACGGCATCTACATTCAGTGCGACAACAACAGGAACGACCGGAGTTTACTTACCAATGGATTATGTATTATCGGGGAATACAGGTGGTACATCATTTCTGACTGGATTAACAGTCAATCTGATGTTTACAGAATCAACAGTTGACATTGGGTATTATTCACCAACGGATGGTTTAATTTTACAACTTGATGTTTTAAATAATTTTATTGCAACTGCAAATACTATCAATCCATATACTTTCACGTTTTATAACACTTCTGACTTAGAGTTAATAAAATTCTTACAATTAGTAACTTATACTTTGGATTGGGGTGATGGATCCGCACCACAGGCTGTTTTAGGTATTTCACCAATAACTCATACATATCCTGTTAGTCAAACATCATACACAATAACCCTTACGGCAAATTCACCATGGGGTATATCAAAAGTACAAAAAGATGTTATTGTACCTTATACAAATGCAACAATACCAAATCCAAACGGATCGATAACTTTTTATCCTGCGGGAGGTAATTGGTCTGCAACACCAATAAGTTATGATTATATTTTTACAGGAGACTCAAATACGAACATAAATGATTATTATTCCTACAATTACACTTCGGTTCCATTTCCAATAACAGGTTTAACCTTATCTTCTGTTAACGACTTAGCACAATTTGGGCCCAAAACAAATTTATACGACGGTAAATTTAAATTAGGAGTCCAAGTAACGGGAACAACAGGTGCGATTGGAACATATTGGGGGCCAGATCCAAGTAACTCATATACAGCTTATACCATAAATGGTATGACTTATTTAGATTACGAAGAATATACGATTTATGTTACAGATTCTTACGGTTTAGTTCCTGGTGACATTGTATTATCGGCATTAACAAAAAACGAAGCATTATTAAATGTTATTGATCAACCTGAAATTATAACTAATGTTTATGTTGAGAGAGGTAAATACACACCATTAGAAAATATACAAAGAATTGGTGAAGTTGATAATGTAGGGGACTTAGAAAAATACGGATACAAATATTTCAACATTGAAAAAGTATCAACATAACTATTTATAAAATAAAAAGAAAAAACAAATGGCTACAGGTAATTACGGAACTATTAGACCAGCGGATGTCAGTCCTGAAGACGTGGAAATCGTTATGGTTTATACACCATCAAGAGATGACACACAAAACTTCATTTTAACAACATTGAATGCTCAAGATGTCTTAAGACCATATTTTAATAATAATGCAACAGGGGGTAACACTGTTGAAGTTTTAGGTGGTTTGTATAGTCTTAAACTACCGGCAGATCAGTTCACAAGTTTAGGGATTTACACTCTAATGATTAGACCCGCACAAATTAGAACAACTATTACTGATTGTGGTGTTTTATCTGCATTACCAAATGTTAAAGGGATAGTAATTGATTTAAATAATGTCCCAACACAATATAGAAATAAGTTTGTTAATCAAGGACTTGTAGGATTTAGAGTTGAATATTTAAATCCTGATGGGACAAAAATTCCTAACTTCTTTAGAATAATAACATCTTCATTCTATTGTGAACCAGTTATTCAAAACTTAACTAACACAATTCAAAAATCTATTAGGTATAGATATGTGGAAGGAGCGACAAATCTTTTATTTTGTACACTTTCACCATCTTCATCACCAACAAACAAACCAAGTGCAACACCGTATATTGGACAACCTAATCAAAGTATTATTATAAGTAACACTTATTTTAACCCAATATCAACAGAGATTGAAATAGTTGATCAAGATATCTCAACGTTGGCAATAGCACTTTATGGTAATCAAACTAAATCTATTGAGGACGGTATTTACACAATCTACGATGCTGACAATAACATCTACCAACAGTACAACTTGTATGAAATTAAAGATCAGTTCAATACTCTTCTTTATGAGGTTAGACAAAATCGTAATGAAAATATCGATTTCTCTAAAGCTTTTAATAATATTGTCGCTTAATGGCCACACAGAAGTTTACTTGTCCACCTCAAAGTAGTGCCGCCAATGAATTCTCAAATAATTTGGTTGGAGTTCAGTTAGTTACTGGAGGAGGTTTAACGCAAGCAAATTTTAACTTTACAACAAACATATCTGAAAAACAGAATAGAACATTTAATATTGGTACGTTTTCAGATCCGATAAATCTTGAAAGTATAAACATTGATAACAATGTTGAAGCCGCTGAGATTTTAGCCAACAACTATAGAGTTTACCCAAATTATGATTTATCACAAGTAACAAACTTTACTCAATATGGTTCTTTGGTTAAAAGATTTTCAGTTTCAATAACTAAAATAATCAACTTTTATCCTGCAGGATTAGAGGTTTCACCAAACACAAACAAGTTTATAACTCAAGAAACCGCATTTAATATTACTTACGATGCGGTTGAAAATGATACAACATTTGAAGTTTTAATATCATCAATTAGAAATCCATTTGATATTGATTATACTATAAATGCAGAGACAAATATGATGTTTAATGAGATGGAAGTTTCATCTTTGAGAAACATGAAGTTGGAGTATAAAAAATATGCGTTAATTATTAATGGTAATGAATACCCTGTTAACTATTTATACCCAACCACAAATAACTCGACAACATTAAAGTTAATTGTGGATGGAAACCCATTCGGGGGTAATGCAATATCATATGATTATATAGTTATAAGACCAAACAACTATGAAGTTAATAGAGTATTCAACCTTAAATTTGATCCGGTTGAAAATTTCTTACTAAATAGAAATATTAATCCACCATATACCGCAACTTTTACAGTACCAAGAGAACAAGAAGACGGTACATTTAGAATTACTACTGAGCTCGCGACATTCCCTAAATCAGGACTTTGGAACTTAGATATCGAATCACAAACATTCGATAACTACCTAACACAAATTAATGATTTTGCAATTAACCTTGATTCATATAATACTAACTTAGTTTCGAGATTTTTAACAACAGGCGCTTTAAAAGAATTTGATACACCTGATCACAAATTTGAAAAACTTTTACAGCTTTATGGTAGAAGTTTTGACGAAACTAAAGCGTTCATTTCAGCATTAGGTAATATTAATAGCGTTCATTATACTGTTAAGAATGATATACCGTCACAACTTTTAAAAAATCTAGCACAAACATTAGGTTGGGTAACAAACTTTTCACCTATATCTAATGAAGAATTGTTACAAGCAGTTTTTACAACACAACCAAATACTTTTCCTGGTTTACAAATAGGGCCAACACCTGAAGAAATCAATTATCAATTTTATAGAAATTTGATTTTGAATTCTGCTTGGTTGTTCAAATCAAAAGGAACTAGAAAATCTATTGAATGTCTTTTAAGAATGGTTGGGGCACCTGAAGCCTTAATAGACTTTAACGAACACATTTATGTTGCCGATCAAAGAATCAACATGAGTGAGTTCAATCAACAATACTTACAATTATCGGGAGGAACTTTCCTACAAGAATATCCTGTATTAGAAACCAACAACACATACTCAATACAAGGAGTTCAATATACTGGATTCACCACAACATTTGCTAATGCAACGGTATTAACAACAAGAGAAGATTACCCTGTTGATGAATTTGGGTGTCCAAAAATGCCAACACCAACAGAAGAATATTTCTTCCAAATCGGTGGAGGTTGGTTTGAGTCAACACCTCAACACAGGATGCCTGAGTTTGCAATTCCAACAAATCAAGTATTCACAGGTAACAATCCTAATTTCCAAACACAACTTTTACCTTTTAATTACGGTGAGGAATATCTGCAACTTTACAGAAATTTTCCTTATATGAATTTGGGGTATAAGATTAGAAAAGTTCAGGACAACAAAAAAAGTTGGAGTGATACATCACCAACACAACGAGTAAGTTCTGATGGTGGGTTTAATGCTTATTATGAAGTTGGTGAAGAATGTTTAACATTGAATGTGAAAAATGTTGACATCATGATGAATCCCGCTCAAGGTTTAGTTTATGATGTTTGGACAATGTCTAGACAATATAATTACCCAATACCTGAACAAGGATTATTCTACACACCTGACACACCTTGTAGTGTACCAAACCCATACCCAAGATATGGAGGAATAGATTGGACAACAATTATTCCAAAACCAAAACAAAAAACTTTCTTTGAATTTGCTCAAACATTTTGGAGAAACATGGTTAACACAAGAAATCGTCAATATATTACTGATGGTAAAACTGGCGGTTACCCCACATTACAATCAATATATTGGAGATACTTAGAGTCTCAAACACAAGCAGGTGTACCAAACGATAATTTCACATACCAAACAATGATAGATTACATTAATGGTATGGGAGACTATTGGATTAGAATGGTTGAACAAATGGTTCCTGCGACTACAATATGGAATACAGGAGTTAGATTAGAAAATTCAATTTTCCATAGACAAAAATTTGTATGGAGAAGACAAGAAGGATGTAAGATTGTTCCTGTCCCTTGTAAACCTTGTTCTTTAGCCACACAATTATTTGTATATGATTGTCCTGTACAACAAGTGGTGTGTGGTCTTTATCCTTGGAATAGTAACCCAACAATCACATCTATGGGTGCCGTATTGAATGATACTTTAGATACTTTTTATAGTCAAAATTCATTAAACACAAATGACTGTTCACAAAACTCTGTTGTAACTACTTGGAATGTAGATTTAAGAGTAAATGGGGCTGTACTTGTGATATCACCATTCTATACAGGTATCGGACCATTTAACGTCCCTACTAACACAGAATGGGTGAACGCTTTAAGTGACACATTAAATAATTTACTAACCTCAGGGTATAGTTATAATATTGATGAGGATATTGAACAAATAACGGTGTTTAATAATAATTGTCAACCAAATTTTGATGACCTCCAAATAAACATAGGACTGGAGTTCGAAATATATTGTAATGGATAATGAGTATTTTAATTTATAATTATAGTGTAACGGGGGATTGTAGTAATACAGGTAGTGGTGCGGTTTCGTTTAATCTAACTGGAAGTACACCAACAGTATCACCTTTTAGTGTTTCAGATGCAACAGGACAAGGATTATTACCACTTTCTGCTGCAACAACTACATACTCAGTAACTGGTCTTACAGGAGGTACATATTATGCCCAACTTACAGACTCTAGTACAGAAAAAGAAGTTTTAAACATTTATATTTCAACAGGTACTACCGCAACTATTGATTCATCCAATACCACTTGTGGGCAGAATAATGGAACCATAACAGGTTTCACGTCTGGCGTTTATGGTCTTGTTTCGTTTAATTTATATGATATAAATGATAATTTAATTACAACCGCAACAACATCTAATTCATATTATGAATTCACATCTCTTTCAGCCGGTACCTATTATATTGTTGCAAACGATGGTGGTGGATGTACAGGAATAACCGCATCTGTAATATTAAATCCTTCATCAGGTTTAACATACGGGGCATATGTTGTTGATGATGCTAGTTGTTTGGGATCAGGTAGTGGTAAAATTTTCCTAACAGGATTGACACCACCATTATCGGCATACACAATAACTTGGAGTCCTAACGCTTTAGGACAAACAGGATCAACAATAACAGGATTAACTTCGGGAAGTTACGTTGCAACAGTAACAAACCCAATTGGTTGTACAACAAGTGAATCATTTACTGTTAATACCATACCACCACTAACATCAGGTGGATTTATAACTATAACTCAACCATCTTGTTTTGCCAATGACGGTGAAGTAGAATTTATTGTGGTTGGTGGAACTGCGCCTTATTTTTTTAGTGGATCATCAGGTCAAGTTGAAATTACTTTTGATACTTCTGTAACATTTACAGGACTGTCTTCAGGTTTGTATTCGTTTTTGGTTACAGACGCTGGTTTATGTACGATTTATGATTCAGTAAGTTTACTAACACCAAATTCATTTAGTACCGTTGCTGTTACAACAACTAATTCAACTTGTTCTGCAAATGACGGTAGTATTAATGTTTTAGTTGATGGTGGTCTTAGTAGTGCAACTAATTTACAGATCTCAGTATCAGGAACCACAGGGATTAGTCAGATAGGACTATTCGGTAGTTCTAATGAGACATTCTATGGATTAGGAAGTGGAACATATAATGTAACAGTTGTGTCAGCAGGTTGTACTTATACAGCATCTACAGTTATAAATTCGGTTAGTTTATATAGTGCAACTACTCAAGTAAGTGGTACCACATGTGGTTTAAATAATGGGTCTTTAGTTGTAAGTGCTTCCACAGGAGGAACATTCCCATATACCTATTCATTGACAGGACCGTCAAATAATCCAAATTCAACAATTACTACCGTAACAAGTTTATTTAACACATTTACAAATTTGGCTTACGGTAATTATACCTTAACAATACAAGACACCTCATCACCGCCTTGTATACAGTCATATGCCGTAAATATACCATACAGTCAGACCGTAAACTTCAACTTATATCCAAAACAACCTTTAAATGGTACTGATGGTTCTATTACCGCATTCATTACTAGTGGTGAACCACCTTTTACTTTAACTTGGAGTGGTGGAACTGCAGGATCTCAAACGGGAAGTACAGTTACAGGTTTAACTGCGGGTACATATAGTTTAACAGTAACAGATGCTAGTGGTTGTACACTCACAAAATATACAACATTAACAGGTACAAAAAAATATGTTGAGTATTTGTACTATAATGTATGTGATGATACTTTTACAGATAGTGGATTGGTAACTAAAAGAACAATCCGAGCAATGTATTTAGAAGGGTTTAATGACCTAACTAGTGGTGACACAAATTGTATTATAAATTCAGCGACTTTCGCAATAAACGCCGAAGTTGGGGGACAATCTGCGGAAACTATATTTTACACATCTTCAGGGTCTACTGATTACCCAAATGATTTGTTATGGGCTGAAGCAATGTCTACAATATTAAATGAGTTTGTAGGGATATCTGATGTAACAATAGATATACCTTCAAATAGAATCACAATAAAAACAAACTGTGAAGAAATTAGTAAAAATTGTGGTCCACAAACAATAAATCCATTACAAGATACTGAAATAAAAGTCAACTTGTTGATTGATTATGACATATCTTGTGTAAGTTGTAGTTAATCGTGGCAAATCAAGTAATAGTTTATAGCGCTACAAGTGTTACACCACCATTTAGTGGTATTGCATGTGATGTTTATGGAAATAATTGCTCTTATGTTGGTAGTGGATCAACATTCCCAACTGTATTCACATTGTCACCACAATTTGATACCGCACCCTCATTCCAATTAACGTTAGTTGACTCTGTTGGGTGTTCTATTTCGGAGATTTTAAATTGTTAATTTTTGGTTTATTATAAACAAATTTTTTAAGTTCACTTTATTGTATTTTAATCTAATTTTCTTTTATGGAAAACATGTTATTTGTTTCGGCACAACCCGATGTAACCTACTTTATATGGCAAATAAAATTGTATGTTCACAATTTTATTGAAAAGGGAATTAACCCAAATCAAATACACGTTGTGTTAGGGTTGGTTCAAGGGAACACCAAACCATCCAAACAATCTGAAGAATTAAAAGAGTTAGGTGTTAACGTTCATTACTTTGTTGATGAGAGAGTTAAGAAACATTACATACCTAGCATTAAACCATTTTTAATTTCAAAGTGGATACAATCAAATCCTGAATTTGGTAAACTTTTTTTCTTACATGACGCTGATATCATTTTTAGAGAACTACCAAATTTTGAAGAATTATTAAATGACAATACTTGTTATTTATCCGATACCATAGGGTATATTGGGTATGATTACATAATGGATTGTTGTGGAAGATATGAACAAAAACACCTAAACACCGAAAAGGGACAACTTATAAGTGAAATGTCTGAAGTGATTGGTGTTGATGTCGACACAATTAAAACTAATCAAAAAAATTCAGGTGGAGGACAATACCTCATCAAGAATTCTAATTGTGAACTTTGGGATAAGATCTATAAAGATTCAATTAAGTTGTACGATCAAATGTTAAATTACCAAAAAAGATTTCCGATTAATCCGGGTCAAATACAGTTTTGGACGGCAGAAATGTGGGCATTACTTTGGAACTTATGGATGTACGGATTTGAAACAAAGATAACAGATGAAATGAGTTTTTCTTGGGCAACTGACGACATTAAAAAATACGAACAACACCCAATATTACAC